CAACGTGGAACGCGCCCGATGAATGGTGGGAGACGTATGGGCGTGCTGCGGAAGCGCACGGGCTGAAGTGGGGCGGTCGTTGGAAAATGCGAGACATGCCGCACGTGCAGTATGAAGGTGAGTAGCGATGAGTATATATTACCGGGATGGCATGGCGTTCGGATATGCATTGCCGTTGTATATTGGTTCCATCTCGGTCTGGACGGCTAACGCTGCCGAGAGCCGACTGGCCATGCGGTTTGTGGCACGTCATTCGGGTGCACCGGCCGGCATTGCATTGCGAATAGGTTCGGTAAACGGGTCGCCACAACAGCAGGATGTAAAGGTGTCGCTGTGGAGTACCGCCGCGAACGGCCAGCCCGGCACGATGCTGGAAGAACGCGACAACGGCTCGGCTGCTGCGCTATCTTCGAATTCGCGGCTGGTAGTTACCGGCTGGACTACCGGCTTGACTGCCGGGCAAGAATACTGCATAGTAGTGCGGAATGCCAATGGCTCGCCGACCACAAATTATTTCGCGGTATCTTACGGTGCTGAGACCACCACCATAGCAGGATACAGTACTTCGCCCCCACGCGGGTCTTACACCAGTACCGACAGTGGGAGCACGTGGAGCGTACAGGGTAACCAACGCGGTAATTGTCAGATAATCTACAACACAGGTAGCGGCGATTTCACGTACGACTGGTTGATAACAAGTACCAACTCTCAAGTCGGTCTCAACAATAACCCGTGCGGTGTTCGTTTCACTACGCCGAGCGGTGTGAACTTGCGGGTTATCGGCGTCCAGTTTGGATGGATAACAGCGACGTCTAACAGTTCGTGGGCGATACGGATAAAACAAGCCGGCAACACGGTAGCGACCACGTTGGCCATCTCTCGTGACATTGGCGGCCATAGCTTCTTGCCGCTTCCCGATGTGGTCACCTTGCAGGACAATACGCAAACCGATGTGGAAGCGTTTCTCACGAGTGGCACGGCAGGGAACCTTGTCTACATTGGGGTAGATACCACGCTAACGCCTATCGCATTCCCGTTCCAATATATTGAGAACGGCACCGTCGTATCGGGTAGGTTTCCGGGCGTGATGAAACTCATCTTAGCCCCCAGCCAACCGTTTGAGGTAGCAGGCAGTGGCGGTCAACCGGTTATACTGCCGGTGCCGTTAGTGCAAACAATGATGTAAGGAGGTAGGAACGATGGCATTACCGATGAGCAACTCGGAACTGGACATCGCCCTGCGCGAGCGATGGGAACAGGTGTACCACAATCTGCACGATCTGGTGATGTTGTATAACGCCTATCTGCCCATCAGCGCAACAGAGATGTTTCTCAGCGAGTACACGCTTCCCGAAGGCTACACCATCAGCGCAGATGGGACGCAGGTGCTGGATGCCAGCGGGCAGCCGGATGCTGCGCTAACGGCGGCACTGTACCGGTGCAACCTGCGCAAGAGCGCACTCACCGCAGCACGCGCACTGCAGGCGATGCTGACCAACGATAACCTGCAAGGGCTGGGCGCCGACCACAACTTCTTCGTGAAGCAGTTCATGCGCTGGCGATTCCGGTTCTTCGGATAGGGGTGATGCATCATGGCGGTACTGCGTGGAGTGCAGTACGAGGCCAGCTTCTGGCTCTTGGACGGCAACGGCAACCCGGTGAGCGGGCAGGCGAGCAATTTAACGGCGTACGTGCGCCAGTACGGCAGCAATGCCTACAGCACGGGTGCTGGCTCCATCTACGAGGTGACCATCGGTGGCAGCGGCACGGGCGAATACCTGTATGTGCCCACTGCCACGGAGATGAACACGCGCGTGCTGACCGTGCGGCTGACTCACGCCACTTACAAGGTGTATCCGTTCTGCGCACAGATCTGGACGGAGGACGGCTACGTTTCCAGCATTAAAGCCAAGACGGACAAATTAACGTTTGACGACATGAACAATGTTTACGCGTATACGACAGTGTTAGACAGCAATGCGGCTGTGACTATTTGGACGTACAGCACGCGCACGCTCACCGGCAACGTAACGGTTGGCGGGTATGCGAGTGGGCAGAACCCGGCAAACTACGTGCTCCTAACGCCTGCCAACAAGCTGGCAACCGATGCGAGCGGGCGTGTTACCGTTGGCTCCAACGCGGATAAGAGTGGCTACCAGGTCGGCAGTTACGCTACCGGTCAATCGCCGGCGGAGCAGGTGTTGGTAACACCGGGTAACAAACTCGCCACGGATGCTTCCGGGCGGGTGACGGTCGGCTCCAATGCGGACAAGTCCGGTTACACTCTTACTTCCGGCGAACACACGCAGATTCAGTCGGACGTACAAAGTGGCATGTCGGCGCAGGGTTACACATCGGCGCGTGCGCCGGGACTGGATAATCTGGACGCGACGGTGAGTTCCCGTGCTGCGCCTGGCGCGGCGATGACGCTCACGAGCGGGGAGCGCAGCAATGTCGCTTCCGCCGTGTGGGGATTCGTACTGGAATCTGCCAAATCTGCCGCCGAGTTCATGCGCCTCATGCTGGCGGTACTGGCGGGCAAGCGCACGGTGGACGGCAACACTGAGACCTACTACGGATTGGATGGCACGACTGCTCGCGTGGTGGGTAGCGTGGACGGGCAGGGCAATCGGAACATCACCACGAGGAACCCGTGATGAATGGCTGGACTGGCAGATGGGTTACCCAGAACTGGGCGTGGCGGTGGTGGCTGTCCGCCTTCGCTCCTGTCCGGGAGATTGGAAGGCTGGTAGCATCGGTCGCCCGGCTCACGTGGCGTGCAGCTGTCACCCGGCTGATATGGCAAGGGGAGGTGAGAAAGCTCGGTGATTGACATCATACGCGGCGATACGTGCTACCTCATCTTCAGCATTCACACAGCACTGGATGCCGACGGGAACCCTCTTTCCGACCTGTCGGGCATCGCCTTTCGTTTGCAGGCGCGACTGGATGCTGACGCCGACAGCACTGTCTTCGAGAAATCCACAGCATCGGGCAGTATCTCGGTGAGCGGCATGAGTGTGCGAGTGCGAATCGATGGGAGCGACACCAGCGCACTTGTGCCGGGCACTATCCTGCTGGCAGACTTGCAGGCAGAGACCGGCGGGCGAGTGTTCACAGTGGACACTGGCGAACAACCACTGCGGTTGCGAGTGGTGGCAGATGTCACTCGCTAGTGGTCAAACATGAAAATTGGGGGAATAAGTCATGGCATGGTGGGATAGATTTCGAGTGTTGTTCCAGCGTGAGAAGGTGCAGCCTGGGCAGACACTGCGTGTAGCCCCGCAGCAGCGAGCCGGTTGGGGTAACACCACAGACGACCGCCTTCTCAATGACGGTACGCTCTACATGATAAGCAATTTGGTAGAGCAGGTTTGTCTTGGTGCTGGGTGGCGGTTCACTGGGGCTGATGCTGAAAGAGAGGATGTCCGGGCAGTTTGCGATGCTATCTCCGAAGCAGAAGGTTTTCACGACATGATTCGCCATTGTTTGCGAGCGATGTTTGCTCGCTATGCTGTTTCAGAGATTGTATGGCAGTCCACAAATGGTTTGTGGCTTCCTCTGCGGTTCCGTACCATTCCACGACGTTCCGTTGCATTGGGCATCAGTGATGATGGTGAAGTTTCCCGAATTGAGGTGAGTACGACAGCCGGACTGCAAGAGTTGCCGTTGCTCCATGCCGTGGTGTATCGTTTCAACCCTACACTTGCTAATCCACTCGGTTCCAGTCTGCTCGATGGTTTGCGGGAAGACATTGAGTACAAGCGCAAGCTAGATGATGTGGTAGTACGAAGTGCCGAAAGGTTCGGTGCACCGACAGTCGCACTACGGTATCCGCCGGGTACAGACCAATCTCAGGTAGATGAATTGCTTCGGCAGGGCACGAGGTTGCAGAGTGCGTCGGTAGCAGTCTTGCCGGATGGCGTCGCTGTAGATTTCTTGGAGCCGCGTGGGCAGATGAGTGTGCTGTCGCTAGACACACTGCGCTACTTTGAGCGTCGCATTGCACGAGCCATATTGGGCAGTGTGTTAGGCATGTTTGAAGCAGAGTTTGGGACTCGGGCACAGGCTAGCACCCATTGGGAGGTCACCCGGTATGTTATCCGGTCGTACCAGTCAGGGATTGAGCAGGCGATTACGGAGCAGGTGGTTCGTCGGACGTTGCAGTTAAACGGTTTGCCGAGTGAGGTGCAATTCTTCCTCAATGAGCCAGAGATTGTGGACAAAGAGGCTATGGCTCGGTGGATTGCAGATTTAGCACAGGCAGGGATTATCGATGTGGACGAAGACAGGGACAGAATCCGACAGCTTTTTGGTTTGGAAGGCTAAGCGTCCTACAGTATCCCGCAATGGTGTAATGGTAGATGCTGTCAAGTCACTGCGTCGGTACGAGTTACAGGTTGTACGTGAGTTCGTGGCGGTCTATCGTCGTTTTATTCGCGAACTCTTACAAGATTTGGAGGCAATAGAAGTAGAAGATGTCAAGAGCTTAGTCATGGCGCGTGTCTCGCGGCAGGTGACTGAATTACACTCGGTGTTGGCGCAGGTTCTGCAAGGTATTGCCAAAGAAGTGATGTCGGTGGGTATGTCTGCTGCCGACAAGCTGTTGGGGTCGACGTCACAGTTTGCAGATACTAGGCTGGACATACCGCCTGAATGGTATGAATGGTATAGGCTTACTGTGGAGCAAGCTTTGTACCGCTACACGCAGGAAGACATAGCCCGCATTGCATCTATTGTATCCGAGGGTGTGAAGGAAGGGAAGAGTGTAGGAGAGATAACAGACACTATTCAGAAGATAGTATTACAGTCCCAGTATTGGCGTGCGGAACGGGTTGCGAGGACAGAGGTGCTTCGGCTGTTCAATCTGGGCTATGTCGGGGTGTTGGTGAATGAGCCTGTTATTGTAGGCTTTGAGTATTCGGTTGTGTTGGATGCCCGGACGTCTACAATTTGTCGCCCTCTAGCCGGTAGAGTGGTAAGGAAGTCCGAGCTTACTCGGGTTCCACCACTTCATCCGAACTGTCGTACAGTTTTGCTACCTGTGTTCAGTGGAGAAGAGGGAAACTACTCTGATGAGCGCGGGGAATGGGTGAGCCGAAGCGAATTAGAGGCTTTGGCTAAGCAGTTCGGTATAATTCCTGCTGTTGTGTTGCAGGCATGGCAGAGGTATGTGCCCAGAGCAATTCCTACTGTCTAGTTTGGTCGGCTTTGTATTCTGCAATGACAGTAGAGTGTAGCCCACCACGCGTGGTGAACTGTCCTATGACTGACATGTAGCGAGGCTTGCACACTTGGACAAGGTCATCCAGAATACGGTTGACCAATTGTTCGTAGAAAGCTCCATAGTTGCGGTAGGCGAGATAGTAGTATTTGAGTGATTTCAGTTCTACACATAGTCTGTCTGGTATGTAGCGTACGGTGATGGTAGCGAAATCTGGTAGTCCGGTCTTTGGGCACAGGGACGTGAACTCCGGCTGAACGTGTTCAATGGTGTAATCCCGGCCGGGGTAAGGATTCGCAAAGACCTCCAGTATTGAAGGGGACGGTTCACTCAGGTTGACCATAGACTATCCCTCCGATTTTTTTCTTCACATCCAGCAGAAAAAGCATGTTGTGATTTTCCGCAAATAGCATACCAGAATTGCCATCTAAATAGCAAGTGGAATGCAATTAGGAGACGGTTCGCAGGTGTTTGCTGCAAAACTTCGGGTGTTGACTATTCCCACACACTAGTGTATGCTTTAGGTGGAAGCATCTCAGGTGGGGCATGAAAGGGAAGACAACCGTGGATAGACAGCCGGAGATTCACCGTCTGATGGTGTATGTGGCGACACTTGTGCTAGTATTAGCGTTGGTGGCATACCTCTATCATCCAGGCGATGATGTATTAGTGACTGTGATTGCCACTGCGCTCGGCTTCTTGTTTGGGAAAGCCACCAACGGTATTGGGGGTAACAAAGCCACACTGAGAAGGAGTGTGAGTAGACATGGCAAGGAAGACTGAGGATGGCAAGGAGTATCCGGCAGAAGCATACCTCTATGTACCAGACCCAGACAAACCAAGCACTTGGAAACTGCGCATCTGGGAAGACCCAGAGCAGAAAATCACGGTTGCCCAGCTGGGGCGAGCAGCTGCTGCACTTGGCCCTGGCTTTCGGGGTAACCGTGTAGACTTAGACCCGGAAGACCGACGTGCCGCTGCCCGCAAGCTTATTCGTCTGTATCGGGAACAGGGTGTGGAGGACGAAGACATTCCCCCTTACCTTTGGGAGATTGCCGGGATGCGCAAGCCAGCGGCACAGATGCATGAAGATGAAGGTGACGATGTGGTAGAGCGAGAGGCGTTGGTATTTGAAGCAGGCGAATACCCCGACAAAGGACTAAAGGTAACAGAGAAGGACATAGAGCGATTAGCGAGAAATTCTGAGTCAGTGCCTATCTATGTGGAACATGCAGAATCCCCCGTACATCTCGGTTGGGTGAAGCAGTTTTTGGCACGAGGAAGACAGCTGTGGGCGCGGCTAGCGTTACACCGTGAGGCAGATGCCTTGCTCCAAAAGCTTGGAGTAAATGGGTTGAGTGTGGCTGTTCCCCGGTCGCTAGACCGGGTGTTGGAGGTCTCTGTAACCGGTTCTCCGCGCCTGCCACAGGCACGACTGTTCAATGATACTGTTCTGGTGTTCTCCTTCGGGGAGACACCACCAACACTACCAACGAAGGAGGGACAACTGATGGAGCAAGAGCTGGAACAGCTCAAAGCGCAGGTGGAATCACTAATGCAGGAGCGAGAACAGTTCACTGCAGCACTGGAAGCTGAGCGCAAGTACCGGGAACAGCTGGAATGCAAGCTGCAGGAGGAGCGAGCCAAAGCCAAAGTGGATGCACTCATCCACACCGGCAAGCTCCCACCTGCATTACGTGATTTTGCACTGGCACTCGGCACAGGCAGTCAGACCGTCCGCTTTGCTGAGGGGAAAGAACTTCCACTTTTTGACGCCTTCGTGGAAGTCTACTCGCAGATGCCACCACATACTGGGGCGAAGCTGACGGCAACAGCAGAAGATGAAGATGAAGAATTGAAGCGACGGTTTGCTGCTCTCAAGTTGAATGAGAAAGAGATTCCACTGGCGATTGCGGAATACAAGAAGCACATGGGGGTGAGCTAAATGGCACTAACTGGAGAATGGCGTGAGATTGACTACAAAAAGCACTCTATCGCCAGCTACCCAGTTGCCGCGAACACCAGAATCTACAAAGGTGCGCTGGTGGTAGTCCGCAACACGGACGGCATGGCGTACAACGCCCGCACCGGCAACAACTCTACCGACTTCTTTGTCGGCATCGCCATCGAAACTGTGGACAACACTGGTGGTGCAGCAGGAGCAAAACGAATCCGGGTCGCCAAAGAGGGGTCTGGTGTGTATACCGGTACGGGTTTTGCACAGACGAATGTGTCTGCCATTGCGTATGCTACGGATGAAAACACGGTGACCACCACAGCCGGTACCAACGTTGCTGTGGGGCATATCGTGGAGGTACTGAGTTCCACGCGAGCGCGTGTGCGCATTGACAACCTAGTGAGGTGAGATAGACTATGCCAGTAATCACGCGAGACCAGGTGACATTAGAAGCCGGCGTTTTGGGTGCGTTCAACCGAGCGTACATGGATGCAGAAGCTACAGCGATGGCGAACGTCATCGCCACACGCATCGAGACTACGTTGCCGACTCAGAATTACGACTGGTGGGGACAGCTGCCGGCGCTGCGTGAGTGGACGGACGAACGAACTTTTCGGTCAATGACGCGATACCGCTACACCATCAGTGACCGCGTTTATGAGGCGTCCATTCAGGTTGAGCGTCGGGCATTAGAAGATGACCAGCTAGATGCCCTGTGGACAAAGGTAAGAGACTTGGGACAGCAAGCGGTGCGGGACGTCGACCATATGCTGGTGGAGTTTCTTCTGGCTGGCTTCAACACTGTAGGGCCTGACGGGCAGTACTTCTTTGACACCGACCACGCGGAATCAGGTTCCACCCAGAGCAATGTCACGTCTGGCCCTCTGTCGGCATCGGCGTTGCGCACCGCGATTACCACTATGATGAGTTTTAGGGGTGATGCCAATCGTCCTCTGGGTATCACACCGACGCACCTGCTAGTGGGGCCATCACAGTTTTTGACAGCGCGGGAGCTGGTAGAAAGCCCTGTGGTGGTAGCGACATCGGGCACAAACTACGCTAATGTGCTGGCTGGCATCGTACAAGTGCTGGTCACGCCGTACATTCCGGGCAACCAATGGTTCCTGCTAGACCTGAGCCGACCGATTAAGCCTCTAATCCTACAGGTTCGCTCTGACGTACCTGATGAAGTGGTCATCCACAGCGACCCATCGAATAGCCCGATTGTCTTTATGCAAGACATCGTGGCGGTCGGTGTGCGTAAGCGATTCGGTATCGGCTACGGATTGTGGCAGCTGGCATACGGTAGCTCCGGCTAATCAGGCTAATCAGGGGGCAGGGCAATGAAGGGCTTGGTGCCGCAACCTGCAGGGTGGTATGACAACTCTGATGTAGTTAATGCGGTTTCTCTGGGGAACCCCTTGCCGGTGCAGATTCCAGCAGGGCAAGGGGTATCCCTGCGTCCTCCTTTGGAAGGCAAGCAAGCGTACAGTGGCACGGTCCCGTATAACTCGTCAGCAACCTTGCATGGTGGAGCTGCTGGAAGTCCAACACTGCAATCTGCTGTAGGCTACCGGCGAGTCTACGTCTACCTCCAGCACCGTATGCAGTCCGGTGCACAAACGGGAAACCTCCTACGTGTGCGGCGACGGGCGACGAAGCCGGATGGAACACCATGGACAACGTGGACGGACTACGTAGACTTCACTTTTGATAGCACCACAACTGATGCTACCAGGTGGTTTGTGATTGCATCTACAGAGGATGCAGCGAATCCTCCGGCGGACGAATATGAGCTGACCCTTCAGAATGCCAGCACCACCTCTGGTAATGGCTTGGTCTGGCAGGCAGTGGTGGTGGCATTGCCATAAGAAAAGGAGGCTAGCTTATGGCTACCAAGAAGAAGAAGGTGGTATACCGTGTGTCGGCGCAGGCACGTTCAAACTTTCCCGGCTTCTGGCGCAGTGGAATCTTCTTCCCGAACACTCCGGCGTATGTGGAATTGTCAGAGCAGGAAATAACGGAGGCGATTTTGAATGAGCCGATGCTGATAGTTCAGAAGCTGGAGGTGGGGGATGGCATACCCGCCGACGGTGAGTGAGCTGCGCCAAGAACTTGCACCGTATCCGCTCCACGGCAGTCTCACAGATGCCGAACTGCAGGCTGCGATTGAAGATGCCATAAGTGAGTTGCATACAGCAGTACCGGTGTTTGCTCAGGCGAACGGGTCAAGCTTTGAACTGCAGGCAAAGCGATTGTGTCTGGCACTGGCACGTTGGCATGTGCGTATGGCACGGGAGCGGACACCGGACGGGGAGTTACCGCCTGGCTTGCTGGCGGAGAGGCGAACGATTGAGCAGCGTATCCAGCAGGCGCAGGTCAGCTTCGCGCTGCGTCCAGTGGTAGAACCGTTAGTGTCGTTGCCATCCGTGCCATTGCCAAGCCCTTCAAACTGGGAGGATGCTGAGTGAGATGATGTCCGTCCAGTTTGACCTGCAAGTACCACGAGCATTTCCGACGATAGAACCGGAACAGCTTCAAGCTGGACTACGCATGGCAGCTGCAGCTGCCATGCGAGACTGTGTGCGGAACTTTGAGAGGCAGGGCTATGAAGAGCCACCGGGGGTATTTCACCGATGGCCACCGCTGTCTCCGACCACTCTGAAGATTGCCGAAGGGCAAGCAATGCAGAAGGTGGGCGGACGAAAAGGGAAAGCCCGTATACGGAAACAGCAGACACCTTACGGTGCACTCCCTATTGCATACGGTGAAGGGGGGGAACAGAAGACAGCACGGGTACGGCGTTTTGCAGGTGCAGTGATTCTGGTGGACACAGGCAGACTACGGGCTAGTTTGCTGAGTGGCCCGAACCATATAGAGCGGTCAGGTAGGGCAGAGATTGAGGTAGGCACGAACGTAGAGTATGCTGTCTACCATGAGCGTGGTGCAAAAATAAGAGTGACGAAGAAGATGAAGTATTTCCTTGGATTGAGCTATGGTGTATGGTTGCGGGAAGGGACAGAGCTGGCTGTTCCACCGCGCCCGTTCTTGCGGGTAAGCAGGCAGGGATTAGACCAGATGAAGCAGGCGATAGTGTCCGCTATCACCGCTCGCACGTTGAGGTGAGGTGCAGACATGGACTTCCCAGCACTCTATGCAGATATTCTACAGGCAGCGCAAGCCGAACTGGGTAGTGGATTGGTGGAGGTTCTGCCTGCCGACCCGGCACAAATGCCAGTGACACTGAAACCTTGCTTATTCTTGCAGATTGTAGGGTATGCCAATAATCGCACGGGAGAGCCGTTGGGTGATTCACCGGATGCACCGGGGGATTACCGTGTAGACATCCGTTTCACGGCAACCGCTCCGAAATCGCCAGACTACCTGCAGGCTTATCGGTGGTTGAATGAATGCTATGACTGGTCTCAGCGTCAGCACTTGCGCAGAAGACAGACCTACTATGCCACCATCATCACAGGCATGAGCATACGAGATGAAGGTGAGATTGTGGTAGGTGACTGGACAATCCAGTACCGGGCGAGGGCATTGCGAGGATGAGAGTGCGCAACCCATTTCCTTTCCCTATCTGGCATCCGGCAGTGGGCAGACTGGAACCGGAAGAAGAGAAGGATGTAGCAGTGAACCCGGACGAAGTGCCTGAGGAGATGAGAATCGATGCCGACCTACCATTACCCGCTGGAAGGGATACGGCAGAGTCACTTCCAGCTGTACGACGACGCAAGCGGGCTTAATAATGCACCTCCACTGGCGGACATTGACCAGTGGGTCGCCATGCCCCTCAACCGCAACTTCCGCGTCCGCATCCAGATAACGAACGATGGCTACAGCGCAACGCGGTATCTGCTGGAATACCGCGTGAATTCCGGCACATGGCGGGCAGTGGATAGCACCGAGCCGGTGCGCATCGTGGACAGTTCGGTGTTCACGGACGGTGCGGCGACAACATCGCGCATCGGCTACGCGGGTCGCACGTTCGTGAGCGGTGAAGGCATTGATACTACTCGCAACAGCGCAGACATCAGTGTCAGTCAGTACACCGAGATTGAATGGAATCTGCGGCTTTTCAGTGGCAATAATGGTGATGTCTACGAGTTTCGGGTAGTAGCGATGTTTACTACTTGGAACGGGGGGCAGAACTACACAGCATATCCCCTGTTCCAGTATGATGTCTTCGCAGCAGTTGTGGTATCATCTACTCTGGAGGAGGGAGAACACGCTATGATGTACGAAGCTTATACTGAGGTCGGTGTCGGCATTGAGGCACCTACCAATTTCGGAAAGTGGGTTCCGGCGTCAGTTCGGGTGAACGCTACCACCCGGATGCCTATCATGCAACCCTCACGAGTGCCTATTGGGGGCTTTCGGGACGTGGAAGCTCCAGTAGACTATGTAATGGGTCCCATGCCTCCTCAGCCGTTCTCACTGACAGTAGAAGCTCTGCCCGACCAGTTGGGGAAATTCCTGTCGTCACTGTTCGGCACACCGAATACCACTGGTGCCAACCCTTACACTCATGAATTCACTGCCAGTGGTTCACCGCTCTCCCCTACCACTCTCACCATTTGGCAGAAAGAGCACTACCAGAGCGATGAGACAGGGAACCCACCCTTGTATAGGGGATACGGCGGATGCCTGTTCAGTGAGCTAACCATTGACGTAGACGCTCGGACACAGGGGCCGTTGCTGGTGACACTCGGTGGGCTTGCGGCGACCCATATCCTGCACAACAGTCAATCAGCAACGGGAATGAATAGCGCATTCAGTGCATCTTTGCCGTTCTCCACGACACGGGCGCAGCTAACAGTGCGGGACAGCAGCGGTAGTACACCGGCTTGGACGGCTGAGATTGAGCAGCTTCGGATGCGGTTGCTCCGGGGCGGTGTCGCACCACGCACAGGCTTTCGCAACAAGGCAATTGCCAGGGGTTATGCTATGCACCAGCGCGTGCATCTTGTGGAACTATCCATAGTCGCCTACCGTATCGGTATGCGCCCTGTCAAATTGGTATTGGGTCAATCTGAAGGTGCTAGTTTCCCACTCTTGCCGCAGCCCACTGTGCAGCGATATAGTCCGAGCAGTGGGCACGCACTAACGATTGAGTTCACTAGCTTGCAAAACTCACAGCACAAGCTAGTCATCGCTACAGCAAGCTTCGCATGGATTGAGCATTCCGCCGAAAGTGGTGGCGCAGACCCCATGATGGACACATTCACACTTGTGCCTTTGGCAACCAGTGGTGGAACCACACTATCAGCAGTGACACTAGTGAATGCAAACAGTTCTGAACCTGGTGCAGCAGGCACACCACTAACTATTAGTGACACCGGCATCTACTCACCATACTAATCAGGAGGGATTGCATGGCAAAGCGCACACCGATGGATTTAGACAGCGTTACAGCAACGGGTACACCGATTGGCAATTTGCTGTTTCGGCCTCTGCCCATACGCGCAGCAAATGAGCTAACGAAGCTCATTCAGGAACACCTGAAAGAGGCAGCCAATGTCATCTTGCTTACACCTCATGCCTTTGTAAAGGTGTTTCCGCAAACCGGTGAATCCGACATGGACGTTGCGACTGCAGCTGAGTTTCGGCGTGGTTACGCCCGTGAACACGCAGACGTTCTCACTCAGTTTGTCGCGCAGTATTCTGGTCATCCAGTAGAGGCAGTGGAGCAGCTGACAACATCAGAACTGTTGCAAGCTCTGGATATCATGCTCGAGAACCCTTTTTAGCGAAGCTGGGCGAGGGAGCAAGGAGTTATGACCCGATGGACTGGGGCAAAGTATATGCACACGTGCGAGCAGTATACCATTTAGATGTCGCCGACCTCACCTATGCCCAGCTGCTGGCACTGTTAGAAAACCTGCCGGAGACAGTGGATTTGATACGAGGTTTGTAGGCGATGCCACTCATCTCAGAAGAAGTGCTGTTGCGGGTTCGTGCTGCGTGGCAGGGTGAAGAGGTGCAGCGCGGATTAAGTCGTCTGCAGACCCAGCTTGCTGGCATGGGCAGGACAGTACAGCAAGCTTTCAACCTGTTGCTGCCCACTTCCACACTCGGGTTAGTAGCCGGACTGACTATGGCAACCCGTCAGGCTGTGCAGCTCAGTGCCCAGTTCGAAAAGATGCGCACAGGCATTGCCGCCATCCTCGGCTCCTATGCGGATGTGGTAGATGCACAGGGGCGTGTGCTGAAGGGTGCAGAACGGTTCAACGAGCTGCTTCGCATCTCGCAAGGGTTGATGACCGAAATCCGCAAGGAAGCTGACCGCACCATACTGGAGACCCGGGAGCTGATGGAGTATGTGCAGACAGGGCTCGGTTTCGGTTTGGCGCGGGGACTGACACCTCAGCAGATTGTGCCACTCATCTCCCGCATCGCTGTTGCCGGGCGTGTGATGGGTCTTCCTCAGGGCTATCCGATAATCAGTGAAATCCGTGCCCTTCTAACCGGTGAGAACCTGCGAATGAGTCAAATCGCGCAGGCTGTTGGCATTCGCCAGCAAGATTATGCCCGGTTGCGGGGTGAGGAATTCATTCGGTATATGGAGGAACGGCTTGCCGGGTTTGTTGCGGCATCTGACACCTTCGCCCAGAGCTTTGAGGCACGTTGGAGTACATTCATCAGCAAGATTCAGGAGATTCTGATAGAGGTCGGGGACGCCATATTGCCAGTGCTATCAGAGTTCGCCCAACGCGCTACAGTGGCTATTGAGCAATGGCGCAAGAGTGGAGGGGTGCAGCAGCTACAGAACATCATGCGCTCTGTGATTCAGTTTGTGGTGAACGCCGGCAGCTGGATGCTCAGTCTCGTGAACTGGCTGAATCAGAATAAGGAGATAGCGTCTCTGCTAGGCTTTGCTGGTGCAGGTGCCGCTATCGGCGGAAGAATTGGTGGATTAAAGGGTGCAGGAATTGGGGGTCTACTCGGTGCAGCAGGGTGGTTTGGGCGTGAACTCTGGGGAGCGATAGAGTACCAGTATGCCGAGGACCAATTCATGCGCGACTGGCGGGAACGCATAACTGCCATAGGCGGGAAGGCGACAGGTATCTCAGCCTTTGACCCCCGTCGTCATCGTGTAGCCCCTGCACCATCACTACCGCCAGCACCCAGCTTGCGTGTACGACCCATACCAGCGACGGTAGACACTGCAGCTGAGCGTCGCAGGCAAACACAAGAGCGTCGTGCCCGCATAGAGATGGCGGATTTAGCAGTAGCACAGGCAGAACAAGCACTGCGCCAAGCCATGCGGGAGGCGGCAGAATGGGGCTATGCTCCGGAGATGGTTGCAAAAGCCAAGCAAGCTCTGGAGCGTTGGGCGAATGCACAGCTGGAGAGAGCTAAGGCATCAGTTCACGGTGAAGATGCCCGGCTTGCTACCGCTATCATGGGGCAGACGCAGATAGAGATTGCAGAACGTAGACGACAAGTCTTAGAACAGTTAGAGGAGGGACGCCGACGGTCACTGGATGAGAGCCGACGAGAAGCCGTACGGGCATTAGAAGCCCGTTGGGCAGTGCAGGCTCGGATAGAGGAAATCCGCAAGGAGCAAGTCCGTGACCAGACACGCCGGTTTGTGGAAGCGGTCGGCTACGCGGCACGGACGACTGTTGAGCGAGTTTCACGCTTTGCAGAAGCCATGCAGGTCATCTCGCGGTTGGAGCAGCAGCGGCGAGTTCAGGCAGAACGATTGCTGGGTCGGTTATCAGTAGAAGGTGCTCCGTGGCAAGTGTTTGGGATGCCTGCGGTAGCTGCAGGTGTGATTCGTCCGGCAATACGCATGATGCCAATGGGGGAAATGCTGGTGGCAGCTTCCGATACGATGGCAAGGGCAATAGAAGACTGGCGCGAACGGCAGCAAAGGTTCTGGAGCAGTATGCGCGACTTCATTGTGGATAGTTTGCATGATGCCTTTGTCACCGCTGGAATGCGGTTGGCCGATAGCCTCAAGAGCTGGCGTGAGGCATTCAGCAACCTGTTCCGGACACTGAAGGACATGCTGATTCGGGCAATATTGGAGGTGGTCTATGACCGGGTGATACGTGCAGCTGTTGAGGCATTCGCAGACTGGCTCACTCAGCGGTTAGGTGGAGGAGGGCGCGGAAACACAGGTGCAGCTATTGGTTCTACCTTAGGTGCTGCTATCGGTTCTGCTGCAGGCCCTGTAGGGGCGGCTATCGGCGGAATAATCGGGGGACTAATCGGGGGAAGTTTTCAGCATGGCGGGACAGCAGTACCGCGACGAATGTATATTGTCGGTGAACGAGGGCCTGAGCTTTTTGTCCCCGGCACGGTCGGTGCAGTGTTGTCATCAAAGGCTCTGGAGAACGCTCTCAACAGGCTCGGCGAACGGCGGTCTGCAGCTTCTGTGAACGTATACGTGAATCACACGACCGAGGCAGACCTTGCCCGACGTATCGGTCGCGAAGTAGTCCGAAGCCTCAGGGGGGCATGGTAGTGCGATGTTTTTCAAGTTCGTACCTGTAAGCGGAAGCGAGATTGACCTCAGTGACTATGTCGATGTCGTGCCGACGCTGACGTTCCGGCGGATTGACGCAAGCACTGGCGGTGGAATCTTCCAACCGTCAGTATTGGTGGGCGACTCGTTCACCGAGGCGTTCGAGGTGACCGCAGAAGGAACACTGTTCGCTCCGGATTACAGCAGCTTACGGACACTGATTGCCAATATCTTGCGGGGTCGCCGCGGCTACCTGATGACCGAGAATGATAGGCGTGTCCCAGCGAGCCTCATTGAGTGTCGGGTCACCGACTGGCAGCACGGATTATCCCTCGCGAGGCTGCAGCTGCAATTCCTGTGCGCAGGATATGCTGAATCGGTGAGCGAGAGCTACGCCACAGCCATCAGTGGGGGATGGAGCGTCAACAATACAGGAGACCTGCCTGCCCCTGTATACATCACGGCGGAGTTTGCGAATACCCAAAGCTCCCAGAAAGTGCTGTTCTTGGGGGGAGTCGCCCCGAATGGGCGGATTCCGCGAAGCCTTGAATTTCAGGCGAATGTCTCGGTAGGAGATGTGGTGGATATCGATGCAGGAGTGTACGGCATCTACGTTCGCTTGAACAGCTTCGATTGCCCTCAGTGCATCCGGGCAGGATACCCGTTCTATGCTAAGCCCGGCACCAGCACCATCTCATACTCTTTCGTCCCTGCGAACAGCTTCTTAAGCGCTACACTTGCCTTCCGACGCAGGTGGCTGATGCTATGAGCGTGGGGATAGACTATATTCTCCGTCGCCCATATTCGGGCAGCTGGGCAACCCTGATTCAAGAGATGACGGGGAGCCTGGAGATAGAGTATGACCGGATGTCTGCCGACCGCATCCGACTGTCATTCCCTATTGCCGACGCTCCAGAGCTTGACCTGTATCCGCTTTCGGAGATTACCCTGTATGTGGCAACGGAGCAAGGTCAGCGTCTCCCGTTCGCACGCGGGTGGCTCACGCGACGACTGTTGACACCGACCCTAGCAGTGTACGAATTCACAGGAGCTCGGGGATTGCTGAATCTGGTCACTGTTCAAGGGATATTCACTCCGGGGCAAACAGTAAGGGATGCACTGGTCACCATCATCACGCGGGCGCAGCAAGTCCTTGCTAGCACCACCAATGGAGCCAATATCAGCGACTGGGTAGTCGGTTCCGGCATCGATGCGAGTGCACCATTCGTCGCACTGCTATCGCCTGTGTCCGCAGCCGATGCTATAGCGCAGTTAGAGCGAACGTTCGGGGACTGGCTCACTGTGACGTTCGGGTTCTCACCGGTACCGAACAGTCCGTTCACGGTGACCGCACAGTCACCGCCGGCAGAAGTGCTACTGCTGGATACTCAGCCAGTTGAAATCGATGAGCGGTATGAGAATCTGTTCAACCGGGTTGCCTACCTGATGGAATCCCCTTCCAACCGGAACGCAATCCCGAATCCAGACTTCAGCGCACCTGCTATGGTGGTGGCAGGGGAAGCCGGCACGAACCTGGTGCCGAACCCGTCGTTTGAAACCTATCTCGCAGACTGGCAGACACCGTCGCCCCCCATCTACTGGGAGTGGGACTGGAACTACGGGTATACCGGCACCGGAAACTTCAAATTCCACGACTGCCACGAGTATAGCTCCAGTGGTTGGCTGACGTCGGGGTTCTTCCCTGTATCTTCTGGGGTGGACTACGCCGGCGGGTTCGCACTAGGCTGTGACCCGTTGCTTGCACTGGAATGCGGTGGCCCGAGCACGGTGAAGGTGCGTGTGCAAGTGCTTGGATTCAATGCGAGCAACACCCAGACCGAGACCGCTTATGACCAGGAAATCACTAATATCTTCCACTCTGCCTTCCACTGGCACTGGATACCGATTCCCCCCTTTCGGTTCACCGATGCCAATACAGTGAAAGCGAAGATTCGCTTCAACACTTTCCACGGCAAGCGTCTCTATCTCGATGAGGTTCAGGTATACCGCGCCGACCGGGTCTACCAGCGAGATTGGCGGCTTCAGCCCGATTCCGGCTCCCCACCGCTGCAACCGGGGACGAACTACGATATTGACTGGCTACGACCACTCGGAATCAGCGAAGGAAAGCATGTCGTAGTGTCACTTAGCCTGCCGTCATCTCGGTCGGTAGAGCTGCAGTCAACTCCGAGTCCCCTGCTTCCGGACACACCGACATACGTCCTCACTCTGTTCTCTGATGGGCTTGTCCCGGCAGTGTCGCTAGACTGGTACAACGAGCAGGGGAACAGCATCTCTTCGGGCACCGTCACACTCACCGTACAGGACACCATTGTCGAAGACGGCATCACCTGGACACGCCGTACGTCGGCAGTGCTCAGCAGACCTGCTGGAGCCTACTCCGTCCGTGTCCGGCTGACCTGGACAGGGGTCAGTGGTCAGGCTCGTGTTCGTTCCGTTCTCCTTGCTCCTGCCAGTGAGCGTCGCCCATACCGGTATGGGTATGCCGTCACACCGGAATACCAGTCTGGACAGCTGTCCTACGGGAGCAACGTTGACCCGGAGATTCGCAGTGAAGCTGCTGATTCTGAGACCATCTACGGTGTGCTTCCAACGCTCCGTGTCCGGGATACAGTGATTGATTCACGCTCGGCAGAAATCCAGGCATCAGCCGACTTCCTTCGGTTCGCCGTAGCCGAGCGACGGATTGAAGTGAAGGGGATACTCGATGACTACCGGCTGTTGTATCCACATCTATTCCGCCTGCGAGTGCCTTCGGTGATTCCCCGTTCACTGCTGCTGCTCTCTCTTCGGATTCACCCTACCGGAGAGTGGCACGCGACGCTTGGCACACCGCAGGCGGATTTGCGCGAACTGCTACAGTATCTGACCCAACAATACCAGCAGCGCAGCTAGCACAGCGACTGCGCATCCTGCTGGTCGCCGATACGGCTGCTGCTCCCTGACTTCTTTGAGAATCTGCCTCGCTACCGGGTGTAGCCAGCCCCCACACAGCGCACACCGGTCAGGGTCATAAGCCGATGGGGCGATTCTGCTGCACTGGCATAAGCTATGCAGGCGGGTCTTCATCGTCTCCCTCCTCTCCTTCCACTTCCCTCAGGGAGTCCTTGTCTAGGTTCACCCTGGCGAAGCTGAACACTTCGTCGGGGTCAAACCGGTAGACTCTCCCTACCTTCAGCACCGGCAGCTCCCTGCGCTCTATCAGCTTGTAGATGGTTATCGGAGCCAGGTTGAGCATTTGCGCCAGCTCATTCACGGTGAGCAGCTTCTTTTTGTTTGCGTTGTCCATGTTTCACCTCCTGCCATTCTCGGTCATGTTAGTATCTCAAGCGCATTCGCCGACAGCATCACCTCACTGTCGGCAAGTCCGGCGAGCGAGCGTGGGGCGTTGTCAATGTAGACTACGAATAGCCGCCACCCTCGCTCCTGTTTATTCCGCAGTATCGCCTCGGCGATGTCGGGCGATACATTGTCCTCGCCATCGGTCACCACCACCAGGTCAGCATTCTCCCTCTCCGCCAGCACTTGCAGCGCATACTGCAAAGCCATGTCAAAGCTCGTGCCACCCCCGAGTTGCTGGCTAGCCCACAGCAGAATGTCGTGAGCTGGGTGTATCTCAGTAGAGAAGCTTGCCAGATGGCAACTCCGCGAAGCATCTTGCTCTATCGTCTGCTTCACCAGCAAGGCGAACGCCTTCGCCAGCTGCACCCGCTCACCCGACATACTCCCTGACTCGTCTACGAGAACCACCGCATCACCACGTGCTAGCTTCCGCTTGCTCACTGTCTGCTTCTCGTAGACCATCAGAGACTTGTCTACATAGCGGGAGAGCCAGAGCAGTTCCAGGTCTAGGTCATCCAGAAAGGCGTACTCGGCAGGCAACTGGTTCAGCAAGTCATCTCCAAGCGTTATCCCTGTGGGAAGCACCACCCGGTCAATCTGTTGCGCCTGTAGTGCTGCAGCCTGTTCCCGGAGTCTCCCATAGAGCTTTGCCAGCTCCACAGCGGCTCGCCTCGCCGCATCTGGCAACGAGAGAGCCAGCTTCAGGAACTGCGCTCGCTCATCGCCTGCCTGTGGGGCAAGAGCAAGAATCTGCTTGGCATCTGCAGCTTCCTTCTCAGCAGCTGCGACCGCACGACGCACCCGTACTGCCAGCTTCAGCTGCTCCTTCTCTGCTTCTTCCTCCCCGACCCTCCCTTCTTTCTGCTGTTGCTCCAGTTCCTTGTGCCGGTCATAGACCGCCAGCAGGTCAGGGAGTAGCCGGTCGGTGGCGATGCCCGCCACCTCATGCTCGAGCATCGCCACATCATGGAGTTCTTTGTAGCTAGCACTGCCGAGTGCTTCCCCGACGACAGCGTGCCATGCCCTATCCGGGCACTGCTCCACCAGCCTGGGCATCGGCTCATAGAGCATAGAGAATACATCCTGAGCCTGCAGCTGCCTGTCTTCTGGCGGTGGGGAGACCAGCTGCAACTCTCGCGCTAATTGAAAGCCTGCTTTCGCAATCGGGGAAGACTCAATCGCCAGCACTGGGTTTCACCTCCTGCAGCAGCGCATCATATATTCGGAGAGACTGGTCAATGTACTGGCCTACCCTGTCCTTTCCCATTCTCTCCATCGCTTTCACCGCAGTTTGAATCCGAGCTGCGACCTGCAGCTTCTCGGCGAACGTCTTGGCGCCAGCATAGGCCTCCTCAATCTCTTTCAGCATCGCCCGTGCCTGCGCCACTTCGGGCATCGCCAGGTCGTATAGGCGAGCCTCGAGCTTCAGATAGCCCTCACGCCCGCTTTCTGGCTGCCACAGCACAAACCGAGCCACCAGCAGGTCACTAGCGTCCGCAGCTGGCTTCCCCTGCATCGCTGCGTGCCATCCGATGAGCTTCGCCAGCTTCACCCAGCGACGGTCAGAGATAGTTCCATCAAGCTCTTGGCGCAGCTGCGCAAGCAGGGGGAATACGGGCGTCGGGTCGGCGGGAGATGCAGGGACTACCGGCGGGACGACTTCTGACCCTGAACCCTGAAGCATCTGGAGAAATCCGGTTTGAGAGACATACCCGACGTATGACCGCAAGGTGAACCGGTCGGCGAATGCTTCCAGTCCATTCTGCGGATACTCATTGCTCGCTCCGACCAGCATCCGCAAGGGCAGCTGCAGCTGCTGAGTCGGCGAGATGAGCAGTCGCCGATACTCCATCGCATCCAAAAGCGTATTCAGTATCGCGGAGTTCGCCTTGAACACCTCGTCCAGGAATACAATCTCCGCGGTAGGAAGGAACCCGGTTACCACACGCTCCACACGACCTGCCTTCAGAGCTGCAATGTCTACCGGGCCGAGCAGCTCATCCGGCGTGGTGAACTGGGTCAGCAGCCGGTGAAACACCGGCACTGCCACTGCCTTCGCGAACTCTTGCACCAGCGCAGTCTTCGCTGTCCCCGGAGGGCCGAGCAGCAAGCTGTGCTCACCAGAAACCCATCCGAGAGCGAGCATCTCCAGAACATCATCACGCTCCACGAACTTCATTTCGTTGCACCTCCTAATGCTTGTCGTCGCTCTTCGAGAGCCTGATAGAGAGCCTTCTCAGCGGTCTCTAGCTGTTTCCGTAGCTCGTCGGAGTACAGGTTGAGAACATCGGCATACACCCGCGCCTCCTGCACCAGTTCACCGACCTTACCGGCTACCGACTCCAGGCTCTGTGACCGCTTGAGAGTTGCGATGGTCTCCCGCAGCTGAGCGACCATCTCCTCAAACATCTGTGCAACCGGCTGCAGCAGGCTCGCTTGCTCTACTGGCTCACCAGCTACATAGAATATGGTGAGATGCCCCTGGACCGTATCGATTACACTGCGAATGGTATCCAGGAGCGAAGACTTGTGCTGTGGGATGAAGTATGAGCCTCCTGCTTGCCGGAGCGGGGGACAGAAATGGTAGCGCATGTAAGCTGCGAGTGCTACCCCCACCACTGTAGGCTGTATGGCGGGCAGTGTTTCTGTTTTCACCGAGTTCTCCATCGATGGCTCGGTGACACTCACCAGCTGCTCAGCGTCAATCGTGATGTAGCCGACGACCCTTTCCTCAGCCGTCGGGGGGACAGACTCGATGACGATATGCTTGACCACGGCATACCGCCACCTCTTCCCATCCCGCTGCACCTGCTTCAGGAATGTCCCCGCTTCAAAGTGCCGTCGCAAGACATCCTGCGACGCCTGAGACGCGATATTGCTCGCCCAGAGATTGATTGGGCTGAGCACCCCGTCCTGCTGAATCTTCAGCACCCGGTGGGCAGGGACACTTCTCGGAAGGTCCCAGCCGACGACGCATCCAATTCTTTGCATGTTGCACCTCCTGTGTTATGTCTTTCTACACTTGTATTATTATTATACATAATGCGCCACAAGAAGTCAATAGGATTCGGGGGGGTTTGAAAAAAAATTGCAAAAAAATTCTCGTGCGAGTGTGGTAGCAGTAGGGGAACAGCGGGCTACCGCAAGGTCTTGCGCCAGCAGCACATCTTGCGGGACTGCGTGTATCCGACATTCTCGTAGCCAAGGGACAGGAAGAAGTAGTTCGCCGGGTTGCCTACCGCGCACAACAGCTCAGTCGCTTCCATGCCAGAGCTTGCAGCTAATGATTCAGCCACAGCCATCAGAGAAGTCCCTACCCCTCTTCGGCGATAATCCTTGCGCACGGATATTGCCCGAATCTGAAGAATCTTCGTCGCGGGGTGAATCCCGAATACCAGTATCCCAACCAGCTCACCAGATTCCTCGTCAATAGCCACCAACACCCTGCGACTTCTCAGCCAGCTTACAACAGCACCAAGGTACACGAAGCCGAATGTGCGTTGCTCATTCAGTAATTTCTGGATAGCATATAGGTCATCGCCTTCGGCGAACCGAATCACGACGTTCGCTGCTTGTATTCGCTCGTTCATCTCTTGTCTTGAGAATCCTCACAATCTGCTCCCAGTCTGATGGACGCCATAAGTAGCACTCCACGCCCGGACAATTCTGCAAGAGCTTGAGCCACACTTCTTGCGACGAAGAGACTTGCCCTTTCTCCGACTTGAGCTCGGCGAAAATCACCCGAGGTGGTCGGACCAACACCAAATCGGGGAAACCGGAAGGCGAGTGCAAACTATGCCACGTGTGGTAGTCTGCCCAACCCATCAGCCGCGCGTAGTCCCGCACTGCTTGCAGGAAGTCGCGCTCTGGCACATGATATCCACGTGAGTCAGAGAATGGTGACCCAGTATCACGCCTGCTCCTGCTCATTGCTTCAGTGTCCTCTCACTGGTGATGCATTTTGCGCTGATGCATTTTCAGTGACTAATCCGCCGTCGCATTCTCCCCGAAGTCCGTGGCTCTCTCCCCTTCTTCCGGCATCTCTCTCAGGCCCACTCGCTGCCACCTATCAAAATCATATAGCCAGTTCCGGATTTCGTCAGCCTGTTCGGGTATCAGCGGGCGGCACTGCAGGGATAGCTGCAGGGATTCCGTCAGCGGGAGAACACTAGTGTATCCGCACTGCTTGCCACTGGCGTCCGACCCAGTGCACCGCAGAACAAGCGCAATCAGCTCTACTTCCTGTTTCTTCGCAGTGTCCCATGCCGTATACAGCACGGCATCGCAGACCCCTAAGTGGCTGCTGCAGTACCTGCACGACAGCATCCGACCGTTGACCAATATCCGCTGACCGACGTACCTGCGCTTATACGCCATGATAGTAGCCGTGTCCATCCTCTCCATCCTCTACCTCCTTGCTCTTCAGTCGCTCTAGCACTGACTTTATCTGCTCTATCCCTTGTATTCCAGCCTGCCGGTAACACTCACTAGCATCATCGCGGTCAAAGACTGAGACCGCTTCCTGCACAATCTGCGGAGTAGTGTATCTCCTCGGTAGTGCGACGTCTGGCTGCGCTCTTACCCGCTCCCGCTCAGGCTGGCGCGAACCTTCGGCGATTGACCGGGCGAGTGACCAGTTCGTCAACACCCAACGGAGCGTGCACTTGTCTGGGTCTCGTGCGTTCGCGCGGCACCGACGCCACGTGTCCTCTATCTGCTCTAGCGTAAGACCCCCATCGGACGCTGGTTGCCCGACCGACTCCCGCACGTACCGCAAACAGCTGCGAACCTCAGAAGGCGGGGCATGGGAGCCAGTGACGCGAGCGATGATTCCAGCAACCTGCTGGTATAGCCCCGGTTTCCGTTTCTTCGCTGCATGTTCATCGTCCCCTGTTTTCTTCACCAAAAGGGTCGGGGACGAAACTCTCACCCCCATTGCCGAACGGCAATCAGTCGAAGACTGTACTTCATTCTCTGTTGTACTCTCTGTAGTACTCTCTGTAGTACTCTCTGTATATAGTTTCCCGATTTTCGGGGTACTAGTTTCCCGATTTTCGGGGTACAAGTTTCCCGATTTTCGGGAATCTAGTTTCGGCAAATCGGCGAAACTAGTTTCGGCGAATTCCGGAAACAAGTTCGGTGTCTCCCCGTCTTGGTTGAACTCACCATCGCCTCCGCCGTCCTGCTGTTCATCTTGTTGGAACTCAAGGTCTTCCAAGAATTCCTGCAGCGCACGCAGGTCAAAGAAGTACCATGTCCGGGCAGGTAAGCCCTTGCGTTCAACCTGTACGAACGGAAGGGAACGCAACCTTGCCTTCGCTGCCTCAATTTCGCCAGCAGAGCATCTGGTCTCTGCCCGAAGCTGCGCATCCGTCTTCCAGAAGCTGGCGCAGTCGTCGCTATCAGCGCAAGTGTTTGCCCAGTATAGTAGCTGCGACAAGATTACCCCGCCAGCGACACTACCCATCACGTCGGCGAACACCGGATGATAGGCAATAGGTCGTCTCAGCAAGTGTCTCATCAGTTTCTGGCTCATCGCTCTGTTCCCCTTTTTGCGTTGTTTGCGTTATTCTGGTATACTGTAGCTGCCAACCTTCCTGCAAGGGACTGGGAGGCACTGGTGCGTGTTGTCGGAAAAGGTTCGTTGCACCTCCAGCCTCCTTTTTGCGGTGCTTTGCTTAACTGTGATGCCCGGTGAATGCCGGGCATCAATTTCTGTGCTACTTCGGTAAAGACCGCGTTCATGTCTGATGCCTCCCTATATTTTCTTTGGTAGCACTCCGGGCGGGGCAGCGTCCCGACGGCTTGCGTTACAACGCCTGTGCGTTGCCCCGCCCGTGTCTGCAGCCTCGTCGTCCCGCGACGATTAGGCAGACAGCCTATATCCGAGAACAGCCAGTGCTTTCCCGACTTCTTGCCGAGAAAGCGAATCGGCTTCCGCGAGCGAAGTCACTACCTGCCGGACATCAGCCGTTGCGTCGTTCTCACTAGCCCAGTTCGCCAGCTCCTCAATCTCGTCATCGGTCAGTCCAGCCTGACGCAATAGGCGGACAGTGGACACAGGTTTTTTGCTGGTGTTCTCTGCTGGTGGTAGCTTGGTCGGTTGCTGCGACTGAGCGGGTTGAGCGGTGTTCGCTGGCGGGGGCTGTACCGCTTCTATCTCTGGCATGTCTTCAAGGTCTTGCGTGAATAGGTCAGACAGGGCGAACGCTTTGACTACCGCGTCGACCATCGCTCGCTTCGCCGCCATCTTGAGAATCGTGTTTTCCAGCTCGCGCGGACGGTTGGCATAGTTCGGCTCTGCCGTCGACGCCACCCCAATCCCGGAGCCGACGAACAGACCCGTTGAGCGGTGACGGATTTCGCAGCGCACCACATATCGGTAGAATCCGCGGGCTGTCAAGGTGGAGCCGTGCTTGCTCACGTAAGTGGTCTCCCGGTCGTGGTCTACTTCTGCTTCAAGGATGGTGAAGTCCGCCGAGCAGTTGTGGAGATAGAGAATCTTCTCGGCTCCGGGCTTCAGCAAGGTCGGGCGTTCGGTGTTCCGGAGAACTGCATAGTCCGTGCCTTCCACCAGAAACGACCGGGAAAGGTCGTGGAGCAGCTTCCGCTGGGACATCCACTGGGCGAGAATCGCAGGGTCAATCTGGAGAAGCGAGGTCTGCTGCGTGTTCTCGTCCACAGTTGCGATGGAAGGGGCAGTGCTAGTCTGAATCGGCTGATTCGTGTTGCTCATGGTGTTGCACCTCCATTTCGTCTGTATTCAGGTCGTTGTTAAAGGTTGAGTCCACCAGTACCGGGTAGCCGTACCGGTGGTAGGCGTCTTCCATTGCTCGTTTCCAGCTGGCATAGCCGTCACGGGTAGCTCCTAGCAGCCATCGTGCATGTTTCTCCGGCATCGCGTGCGATGCCAGCCATACGCACAGGTTGCGAATGCTGTCTGCGCTTCCGTGCGCGTGCTCTAGCCAGTGAATTGCCAGCTGTCTGGTGAGAAATGGAAGACTCCTGTTCGTTCTGCGGTCTTCCATACTACCACCTCCCTGATTATTATTATAAAGGAAATGCAACCAAATAGTCAAATGATGCAAGTTCTTGCGCCAAAAATATAGAGAATATTAAGAGACATCAAAAGATATTAAAGGTAGGCAGTGTGCGGAACCGAAAAGAGCAGCGGCGGAAGGAATCGGTAGACAAGCAGCGAATTCTACGGTATACTAGATACTAGTGATTCGGGGGAAAAGATGATGGGAACAGTCGTACTGCTCAGTGGTGGGCTTGACAGCGCGGCAGCAGCAGCTTTTGCTCGCAGGTTCTTCGGTGACCCTACCATCGGCTTGTATGTGAACTATCATAGTGTGCATCGGGAGCGCGAATACCGGAGCGCACGGAAGGTGGCGAAGGCTCTCGATATCCCGCTCTACACTGCCGAAGTGAGCTACCCCAACGCTGTTGACAGTCCCCTGCTGGCACGACCTGGAGCGTTGACCAGAATCGCTGCGGGGAACCTGTGTATTGTGCCGATGCGGAACGCTATCCTGCTGAGTCTCGGTGCAGCTCTCGCCTACTCCTTGAAAGCAACCTTTCTGGTGTATGGTGCCCACACTGCAGACGAATTCGGGTATCCCGACTGCCGACGTGAATTCGTGGAAGCGATGCAGGAGACCGTGCTACAATCACTTGACCAGCCAGTTCAGTTATCTGCGCCTTTGCTGTTCCCGGAGGAGACCGTGGAATTCCTTCAAGATAACGGGTACGACATTCGGTTCTTCCGCTCGCTGCTGGATAGGAAAGACATACGGGCTGATGTAAAGGGGAAAGCGTTCAGCTTGCTGATGCTCGATGCGCTCGGTTTTTCCGAGTTGATTCCGCTCACGCATTCTTGCTACGCGGGGGTAGGAGGCGGGTGTGGAGAGTGTGCTACATGCCGACTCCGCAACGAAGCAGCGAAGGTCTACGCCGAAATCAAGGGTTGAAACTGGTATGGAGTTATACAGTCCTTTGCTGACGACTGCAAAACCATTCGCACGGCATGAGATTGAGAAAATGCCCCCAGAATTAGCGAAAAAGGTTATTCGCAATGTGCAGGCTTGGGTGACACGGGCAATGGAGCTGCCGGTGAACCTGTGGATGACGGTGACTGCCAAGAACAAAGAGAATACGCTGCTCGACCAGACGTTCAAAAGGGCAGTGAACTGGCGGGCTGATATGGCAGGTCTCCGTGAAGAGTGGTATCAGTGGTTCGACCGAATGGAGCACACACCAGTGAATCTCGCTGTTGATTCCGGTGTATTCGGTATGCTGCTGCGCCAAGACCCGATGCCACTGCTGAAGTCGCTTCGGTGCAGCAACCTAGAGGAGTATTGCGGGTATTACGCCGAATTCATTCGCAAGTGGAGTGCCCGAAGTCTTAGAAGCTTCTTCTACATTGAGATGGATGTGCTGGCAGTGCGGGGCTATTCCTACGCGCAACAGCTTGCATTCCGACGACGTTTGCGAGAGGAGACCGGTATCCCGCCAGTCCCAGTATATCAGGCAGTTCTCGCGCCGACGACGGTCTGGGTGGAAATCTTGGAGAATGAGTCTCCCCGTGTAGCTATCTCTCTATCTGCCTTCCGAATAGGGTATCGGGAGTCTGACCTGCTCCGGCGACCAGAAACCTACGCCTACCTGCGGGTGTTGTACCGGATGGCACGACAGGCTAATAAACAGGTGCACCTGCTTGGAGTATACCCAAGCCTGAAGAAGATTCAACAGTCGGGACTCGTGTGCGATAGCTGTGACACAGCGGCTCATTGCTATCATACCCATGCCCGGAGGGTAGCTTACCGGAACTCCGACGGCGGTATAAACATGCCGGACTTCCCGAAGAAGCGGAACTGCATCAAGCACACATTGTCCGATGTATATATCTCAGCACTTGCCGAGCTAATCCGAGAAACGAGAGCTTGTCGGGCACTCGTGGAACCAGAAATTATAGCGGAGGGTCACGGAAATGGATAGAACTATTCCTGTGCGGTGCAAGTATTCAGAGTTGCTCAGCATCGATGAGCTGTCGGACTTCCAGAGAGCGTCAAAAGCCCGCACTGAGCAGATGCTCAAACGGCTCCGAGAGAGCATCATCCGGCTAGGGTTTGCCTTCCCGGTATTCTTCTGGCGCAGTAGTGCGGGTCGCTGCTGGACACTGGACGGACACGGTAGGTTGAAAGTGGTAGCCGAGCTGCTGGCTGAGGGGTACCGGTTTCTGCTCCCTGATGGGAGCACCACTGAGAAACTGCCCTGCTTAGAGGTAAGAGCGGATAACCGCAAGCAGGCTTACGAAATGCTCTTAGCACTGAATTCGCGCTACGGGGTGTTCAGCGAGAACGGACTCATCGCTCTTGCCCGGAATGACATGGAGTTTGTGCAGGCTCTTCAGGACGCTTCGCAGATATATGCTGAGCTACCAGATGTCGATACTGATGTGCTGCTCGCCGTGCTGCGGGAGAGTGAGCAGACGGTCGCTGAAGCATTCCGACGCCGTATGTTTGAATCGGCGGGCGTCGCGGTTGATGAAGAAGAGAGCGGTGAGCTGAAAAACGAAGCAGGTGATGGGGAGACCCTGTCGGGGATGAGGCTTCCAGTCGTGAATACGGGAGAACGTGTTGACAATCACCCGCAGTGCCCGGTGTGCGGAGCGAAGCTGATGACTGTATTCGATAATGGGCGATGGGTGCTGGTGGCAATCGCGAGTTCATCACAGGACGATTCTCAGGAGGCAACCGATGTTAATCACGGTGACGAAGCGCTTTGACTTTGCAGCGTCGCATCAATTGCCGTACCATCAGGGGCAGTGTCGTTTTCTCCACGGGCATAACTATGAAGTGGTGGTCGGGGTGCGTTCTCACTGTTTGCAGACGGAAGGCCCGTCAGCGGGGATGGTGGTGGATTTCGGCGACTTGAAGGCTCTGGTGAAACCGCTGATTGCTAAGCTAGACCACACGCATCTCAACGACTGGCTACCGAATCCGACTGCCGAGAATATTGCGGGGGCGATTCTGTGCTATGTAGCTGCTAATTTCCCGTATCAGTGGGTGTTTCTGTTCGTGGCTGTAGCAGAAACTCCTGGTGTTTCGGCATACGTGGAAATCTCCTATGACGAATGGGAGCAGTTTCGGCAGCAGATTCCAGTGGAGTGGCAATTCGTTGGGATGGCGACCGAAAATAGCGACCGGGAAAGCAAAAACCAGCAAGAGGTGGTACCGAAGTGAAGCCGATTCCTGAAGAGAAGCTGAGCTTGCCGAATTCAGGCTCATACTTAGTGAAGGAAATCTTCTACAGCGTGCAGGGTGAAGGGGTACTTGCCGGAATACCGATGGTGTTCCTGCGTTTCTCCCTGTGCAACCTGCGGTGCACGGTTGCCACCACCGGGTTTGACTGTGATACTGACTTTGAGGGCGGGCGGGAGATGACTATCAAGGAGATTCTCCAAGAGCTTGCACCATATCCGTCGCGGTACTTGCTGATTACAGGGGGAGAGCCGACCTTGCAGCTGGACGAAGAACTGGTCGCTGAACTGCTGAAGCACGGGTATCGGCTGTGCCTTGAGACCAATGGGACGAAGCCGGTGCCGCTCCGCGACCAGTGGCATTGGATAACGGTCTCACCGAAATCAGCGTGGCATACCATCCGTCTCCGAGACCCCGATGAATTGCGTGTAGTGGTGGCAAAGGGAATGGGATTGCCGGACACGCATAGCATTCCGGTGCAAGCGAAGCACTATGTGGTCAGTGTACGATTCCAGCCCGATGGCGGAATCAGCCCAGAAGACCTGCTGTGGGCGATTGAGCAAGTCAAACAACATCCAGAATGGAGGCTCAGTTTGCAGTGGCACAAGCTGGTGAAAATCCGGTGACTGTGAATCTGCACGGTGCAGCGCAGGACTTTAGAAACGCCTTCTATTGTCTCGGCATCCGGCTTCCAGAAGAAACTCCCTATCGGATAGCCAAAGCTTGGGCGGAAATGCTTGCAGGATACCGTGAGGACTGGCGACAATACTGCAAGACATTTAAGCTGGATGACATAGACCAGTTTGACGGCGACGAGCCTTTTTTCATCCCGCTGGATTTTAGCCAGACCAACCACCAGGTGGAAATAAGGTGCAGCTTCGTGTCTATCTGTGAGCATCACGTTCTACCTTTTGAAGGTGAAGCGGTCGTGCGCTATGGTATCAGTGACGGGCACGTGTTGGGAGCCAGTAAGGTGGTGCGTATTGTCCAATCGCTAGCACGCCGCTTGCAGCTACAGGAGCGGTTGACAGCGGAGATTGCCCAAGCTATTGCAGAAGCAGTCAATCCCATGTGGGTGGAGGTGGAAACGGTCGCCACACATGCCTGTATCCGCTGCCGTGGTGTACGGGATTCGTCTGCCGAAATGCGGTGTGTGGCTACTTGGCAGCGACACCAAGAAGATACACTATGAGACAGCAGCATGGGTGATGTTTATGCCGTATAAGCGGATTCCACCGGGGGCTCGGCGCAAAGTGTTGGAAGCACTGGCTCAGGGTGCGAGTATATCCGGGGCTGCTCGTATCGCCGGTGTTGCCCGTGCGACCATCTACCGCTGGATGGAGAAAAGTGCCCGGTTTGCTCAACAGGTGGCAGATGCATATGAGGAAGGAACAGACCACCTTGAGGATGTTGTGCTGCGGATGGCATTAGAGGGCAATACTCAAGCAGCCATCTTTCTCCTCAAAGGTCGCCGACCCCAGAAATGGAGGGAGCGTGTGCAGGTAGAGCATACAGCAGCGGAGGACTTCCTACGTGACTTCGGCAATATTATCCAAGAGCTCGAGCGAGCTGCGGCGTGCCCTCCAGAAACTAATGCAAACGAAAGGGCAGGAGGCACGCAGTGAACTGGCAAGCAGTCTATTTCGAATGCGGTTTCATGGTGGACAGCGAAACATGCTGAACAGACTGTCTCCGGCAGGGAACCGCAGCCATGACACCACTATTTTAGCAACTGGGAGACGCTGGGGTAAGACACTGGTTTCGGCTATAGACCTGCTGCTATACGCTCTGTGTGTGCCTAACAGTAGCCAGTGTGTCACCTCCATCTCGCTAGACCAGGCATCTATCAGCTTCTCCTACATTCTTAGTGTGCTCGAGAAGATACCGTTTCTGCAGGCTTGTGCCTTACCGCCACGCTTTTCTCCCTTCCCGACGTTGCAGTTCCGGAATGGCAGTACCATTACCATCCGGAGTTCATCGGGTAGGGGCAAGTTCCTGCGAGGGCATTCTTTTCACAGAGTGCTGGTGGACGAAGCGGAGTACGTAGACCCTGCTGTGATTCAGGAGGTGGTCTACATGTCCCTCGCAGACTATGCTGGTGAATTGATTCTTGTGTCTACCCCCAAGCATTTCGGCTCTTACGTTCACCGACTGTTTCAGAGTGCTGATGCTAGAATCTACCGGCAGACAGGCAGCACGCTGGACAACCCCTTCATCGCTAGAGATTACATCCAGCAATTGCGTGAGAGAATGACAGACGAGGTGTGGCGACGTGAAGTGCTCGGTGAGTGGGTAGCAAGCTCGACGGCATTCTTCGGCTTTCACCATATTCAGCAGGCGTACCTGGAGGCGGATTGGACTATCCCTGAGGAGCCCATGCGGGACAGACGGTATGTCGCGGGGTGGGACTTAGCCCGAAAGCAGGACTGGACTGTTGGAATTGTCCTAGATGTTACGGAGCGTCCGCTTCGTGTGGTGGATTTCTACCGTACTCAGCAAACGGATTGGCAAGAGATAGCCGAACAGATTCGCTATCGCCACCACAAGTACAGGTGCGCTACTACATTGATAGATGCTACCGGGTTAGGCGACGTGGTGTTGGCTATGGTGTCTGATGTTGCGCGCGGTTTCACGTTCACAGCCGAAACGAAGGCACAACTCCTATACAACTTGCAAGTTTTGCTCCAGCGAGGAGATGTGCGATTTCCTTTTCAGCGCGACCTTGTGGACGAGCTGGTGAACTATGCCTTGGATGACAAGAACTTGCAGACAGACTGTGTGATGGCATTAGCATTAGCATGTTGGTCAGGCTATCGAGCAGCAGCACACTTGCTGTCTTCCCAAGATGTTGCAGTCATTCCGCGCTAGCGGTATAATGCTCATAGGGAGGTGGGTGATGTGGATGCTGGCACATGCATTACTATGGCTGTTGCGACGTTCGGCGTGGGTTTTGTACTGGGCTTCACTTATGCTGTCTTCGTTGGCGGCAGCGGCTATGCAGAATAGCTCGCAGCAGGATGTGTCGCTGTCGCTGGCTGTTCAGCCAAGTATTGTGCGCCGGGGGCAGGAAGCTGTGCTGCAACTCCGCTTGCGCAACCCCCGGCAGAATGAGATTATTGCGCTACGGGCAACGGCAACATACACCGACGAAGCCGGAGTGCAACGGCAAGTGCAGAGCAACGAGGTGCAGCTGGCTGTGGATGCGAGCCTGCCTGTGCGCATTGAGATTCCGGCGGACAAGGTGCGGCTGGTGGCGGGCACTGTGCTGTTTGACGGTATGCCGGTGACGGCGACGAGCAACAGCGCGATTGCTGTAGATGTGGTAGTGCCCGGCGATGGGCGCGACCACGTGCTGGAGCTGAGGGTGATTCGATGACGGCTACGAAGCAGTGGACAGTCACAGCGCGCGATTACCTGCTGGATGACCCGCGGGTCAACCCAACCGCACGGCGCAAGTTCAAGGCGGTGCTGGCGGATGTGCGTGGGCACGGCTTGCCGTTGCTGGTCTGGGAAGTGGTTCGCACGCGCGAGCAACAGCGTGCGCTGTACGCGCAAGGACGTACAGACGCAGAGCTGCGTAAGGTCGGCTTCACCGAAGACGAGATAATCCAGTACCGCAAGCATGGCTATTTGAGCACAAAACCTATCGTTACCAAATTGCTGAATCCCAAGTACCACGGCACTGGCAGGGCGATGGACTGCTGCTGGCTCGTTGATGGGACGCCAACGTGGAACGCGCCCGATGAATGGTGGGAGACGTATGGGCGTGCTGCGGAAGCGCACGGGTTAGTTTGGGGTGGCCGGTGGAGAATGCGGGATTTGCCACACGTGCAGTATGAAGGAGAGTGAGGATGGCCCGCAACTGGTTGCACATAGTTGGCTTCGGGAACCGGACCATTGACACACAGCTGTACAACTCACCCGGCGCAGGGCAATATAAATACGGCTGGTGGGGTACGTTACCCGTCGTCTCCGGCACGCTACGGTCAGTCCGAGTGTACATTACCAACCCGTCCGGTAGCCCAACACTGGAATGGGCTATCTATCCGTCCGTGCCGGCCAACGGAGTGCCCAGTGGCACGCCGGCGGCGTCTGGGACTATAACCGGTATTACGGCCGCGGGCTGGTACGTCCTGACTACCGACGCGAACATGTCCGTCACCCGTGGCCAGCCGTTTATGATTAGGTTCGGTTGTACCGGTGGAACGTCGTTCGCAATCAAGGGCGCACCAAGTGAGTCCATATTCGGACTTACCCCTGCCGGCACCTGGTGGTTGTCCGCAGACGGGAGCTCGTGGTCCGCTGGACCGTCAAGCACGTACTACGTCAATCCGCAGCTCGAATTCAGTGTAGATACCGGTAGCACCACCGAGTGGTTCGGAGCGCCGCTGACCAGTACGCCTACCACAAGTTCAGGTTTGAACTCTTCCGGCATGATTCTCGGGCAATCATATCAGCTGCCTGCTCCTATCCGCATTGAAGGCGTGGGGTTCAACGTTTACCCGTCCGGTCCCCCATTGGGATTGCTGCGGTGCGAGTTACGCTCCATTGACACGTCGACTTGGCAACCGGACATGAGCGCAGGCGGATTAATCGACTATCATGAGCAAGAGTTCTCATGGCAGACATACGGCGGGATCGACAACTCCAAACTGGTTGCATTGTTCCCTGAACCGAGACAAGTCCAAAACTTCGCCGTGCTGCTGCGGTGGTCGCGATACGACTCGGGCTCAATCCAGCTTCGGATTTCGAACCCGTTTGACTCCGCAGCGTTAAGCCGGTACGGTGTTACCTCCGTAATGCGCAGTGTTCAATCCACCGACGGTGGAACCACTTGGACAGTATATACCGACCGCGTAGCCGTGATCCGGTTCTTCGGAGACCCATATCAGGTTGGCGGCGGTAGTGGCGGGCAATCGGTTATACCGCCGATGCCGTTAGTGCAAACATTCATGTAGGAGGGATAAGCAATGGCATTGCCGATGAGCAACTCGGAGCTTGACATCGCGCTACGCGAGCGATGGGAGCTGGTCTACCAGAATCTGCACGAGCTGGTGATGTTGTACAACGCCTATCTGCCCATCAGCGCAACAGAGATGTTTCTCGGCGAGTACACGCTTCCCGAAGGCTACACCATCAGCGCAGATGGGACGCAGGTGTTGGATGCCGGCGGGCAGCCGGATGATGCGCTTACGGCAGCACTGTACCGGTGCAACCTGCGCAAGAGCGCACTCGCCGCAGCACGCGCACTGCAAGCGATGCTGACCAATGATAATCTGCTAGGGCTGGGGGCTGACCACAACTTCTTCATCAAACAGTTCATGCGCTGGCGATACCGTTTCTTCGGTTAGGGGTGATGCATCATGGCAGTGCTGCGTGGGATACCATACGAGGCCAGCTTCTGGTTGCTGGATAGCAATGGCAACCCGGTGACCGGGCAGGCGAGCAATCTAACGGCGTACGTGCGCCAGTACGGCAGCAATGCGTACAGCAGTGGAGCCGGCTCCATCTACGAGGTGTCCATCGGGGGCAGCGGCACGGGCGAATACCTGTATGTGCCCAGCGCAGCGGAGATGAACACGCGCGTGCTTACCGTGCGTTTGGTACACCCCACATACAAGGTGTATCCGTTCTGCACGCAGATTTGGACGGAGGACGGCTACGTCTCCAACATCAAAGCCAAAACGGACAAACTAACGTTTGACGACCTGAACAATGTTTACGCGTATACGACAGTGTTAGACAGCAATGCGGCTGTGACTATTTGGACG